GAGCCCACCTTACAGGCTTTAGGCAAAAGTGCCGATGGCGCGTCAGCCATTACGGTTAGTGGTTACCGACCCAATTGGCGTACTTGATATGCAAGCCGGTGTAGAGGCCGTGCATTGCGTGGTCAGGATTCTCGCGACCATCGTGCATGTAAAGAGCTTCAATCCACCGCACACGATTCCGCATCGCCACAACATCTTCTGCCCCAGGCTTGCAGGGGATCATCGGGTCAGGGCGGGTCACTCAGAATCAGCGGCTTGAATTGTGTTTCCCTCATCTACCCAGGCAACAATAGCGGCATAGTGCCTGTTGTCTGCTGCCATAGGAACGTGCATAGTCTTGCCATCAATAGTGGCTTGGACAACGCAATCATCTCCCAGTTGATTTGCAATGTATTTGGCGTCTGTAATTTGCATAATCAAAGCTCCGCGTCCGCATCATAATGTGCAAAAAGCGTATCAGTAATGGCTGAGATGCCAGCACTTAAAACAAATCCATAACCACTAATGCCAATAGCTAGAACCGGAGCGGCAGCAGTAATATCTGCGCCGTCGCTGTGGTTTCTCCACTTAGCCGATGTTCCGGTTGATCCTGAATACCAAGTGACTGTCGGCGCTGCTCGCATTGTGTTTGCCCAAAAAACATTACCAAAAGCCCTGTTTACATTGCCAACACAGGATGCAGTAATCGCTCCATCATTTGACCCAGTAGCACTAGCGCCCGCATACGACTGCTGATAATAACGCTGACACTTAGCAAGCTCATCGCAGTAGCTTCTGTGCTCAAACGGTGTTGCCTTGTCGCCAAGTTCTAGCTGAACGCCAGTAATGTAAAAGTCATCGCTAGTTGACGTTCCGATGTCAACATTTAGTGCGGCTGCTCTGTCTGTATTTGCGAGAGCTTCCCAAGCGGTAGGCATAGTGCCGCCAGAATAGCCAGCCCCAGCAGCAAGCCACCATTCGATTCGCAAAGAGCCTCCATTGTCGTTACCGAGTTGACCAGTTGTGTCAGCGGCAAAAGTAACCGTTTTGTACTCCCAAGTGTTTGCAGAGCTAATGCTATAGCTAGCACCAACCAGCCTGGTGTTGTCTAAATCGCGCAGATTGACTTGATAAGTGCCAGTCTTGCTAGACCGAACATAGAAAGACGCTGTTAATTTTTGTGCGCTTGACTTTCCTTTTTGGATGTGCTGTAAATCTTGCCCTTCTAAGTCCTGGAAAACTACTAAATAATTAGGAGAAGCATCTGCAGTTGTGCAGTCAAACTTTAAGCTATTAGCAAAACCGTCAGGTGCTTCGGTTGATTGCGAAATCGTAAACGTTCCAGAACTATTTAATTGGGTTCTGAATCTATCAACAGTGACGTAGGCATCAAGACTTGTTTGACCCGTTTCACTTGTAGATCTTTGCGAGACTGTCATAGCCCCGTTAATCACTATGTTGCGATTGCTTAGCTGACCAGTAGTTGGCAGCTGAACGCCATCGACCTGAACATGCCCCGTTGAATCGATAGCGATGCCGCCATCAGACGTGGCAGTGTTCTCGATTTTGTTGACTTTAAGAGTGGACATTAGGCGGCCTCCAGAGCGGTAACACGCGCCAACAAATCGGCGTGCTGGGTCTCAAGCGCTTCAATCCTAGTCTGCGCTTCCTGTAAAGCTTTTACTGCCTTCATATAGAGCACAGAGTAGTTCACCGATTTAGTAACGGTGCCCGAATCTTGCTCTTTGTACTCAACCTTGGGGTTGCCCTCTTCGTCAAGTACAGAGTTACCATCAACATCTAGAACTGGGATTTCTATCGTTTCTCTGTCTGGCGATTCACTGACCAGACCAGGAGAGACGAGTTCTACTTCTTGGGCGACAAGTCCAAGTTGAGTATGAGTTTGCTGTCCAGTCGATTCCTTGAAGTTATATTTGCGAACTTGTATTCTCTTAATGTCGTCCCATTGAGATGAAGCATCGACAATGTTTTCTTTTAGCTTGATGTCAGAGATTGCACCGTAAGAGTTATTAATGTTTTGGGTGTTGCCGTTATTAAAAACCCTAAAACACAATGTGCCGTCAAAAATTGCGCTGCCGCTGTGCATTCCACGAATAATTTCATGAGAAGTCCCAGCCGCTGTACTTGTGGAAATTTGCATTCCGTCAGCATTAGTTGCAGAAGTGCCTATCGTTCCACTGCTATTTATTCGCATCCGGTCAGTTGGCGTTGATGCTCCGTCTGCGGTGGTACTGAATACAAGACGACCTGGCATGTCGGTACCGCCAGGCGTTCCATCCACCTCTCCTTCAATAGCCGCAGCAGGTACAAAAGTTGAACCATCACTACCAGTAAATTGAACTACACCTAATACATCACCATTAGCAACAATCGTGTGACTGCCGATAGTATCGTGCCTGCTTTTTTGAAAAATAAAAGGAGAGGCGCTTGGATTACCCGCCTGAAACTTAGAAAGGCTGATTCCGCACGTATCAGCATTTGCAGAGACATGAACTACCTGCAACGCTGGATTAAATATGCCAGGCGACGGGATGGTTGAAGATGTATTGATTAAAAGCCTGCCCGAGCCATCAGTGGCTGAGCTTGAAAACTCCAACGTCCCAGCAGTGCCGCTGTTTTTAAGGAATTGGTTTGCGCTGCCGTTACCGGCTGGCAACGTAAGCGTGTTGTCGCCTGCTGTTGCAGGTGCCGTAATCTCAGAAAAACCTGAGTTGCTGCCGTTCAGTCTTAAGCTCATCCTGCACCTCCGTTCAGCGCGGTTTTAATCTCAGCTGTAGAGCTGGCAGCATCAATGCTTGTTTGCATTGTCGCGTACTTTGTGCGGATTGTCGCCCGTGACGCTTCTGCTGCTTCAGCATCCGCACCAGGGATCTGCTTAGAGATCACGTCATCATGAGGGGCAAACTCTTCAGCACGTTTGGCACGGCGCAGGTCATGCCCGATAGCCTTTGACTTGGTGAGATCCTCTGCAATCGTTTTGCCTGATTTCACCCAAGCATTGCGGAAGGTGCGATCAGCAGGCACCGCATCATCAGCAACGATTTCGTAATCAGTCAGGCCAAGTTTTGCAGGAAGCTCTTCAACAGGGACTTCGCCTGTTGGAACGACGATTGAAACGCCGCCTTCTGAGTTTTGGTAAATAATTTTGGTCATTGGTCAATCTCCGTGAAAAACCAAATAAATTTGCAGCTGACTATTGGTCTGTTGAACGATATTTAAGGAGTTACTTGCTCGCTGAGCGTGCATAGTTTTGACCCTACACGCTGAAGTTGTCTTAGTGTTTGGGTTGCCGCTGCTGTCACCCTCTAAAACCGTTGGCATCCCAAACGCATCAAAAGGGCCGCCGTTTGAATAAATTGCACCGCCTGTCATGCAATAGTTTGCGTTCGCAAGACTGCTAGTGAAGTTTACTGTTAGATCACCAGACCCATTGTCAGTGACGCTAGACACGTTAAAGCTGTCGGTTACTGTTCCATCGTGAACGCAATTCACCCACGCCTTAGCTAGTGCTTTTTGCTGATCGCTGGCTAACTTAGCGTTAGTAATCTGACTGTCAGAAATTTTTGCTGTAGTGATCTGATTGTCAGAAATTTTTGCTGTAGTAACAGCATTTGCCGCCAGCATGTCGGCATCAACAACTCCGTCAGGCAGGCCGCCAACCGATACGCCTGTGATTGTTCCGTCGCCGTCAATCGTGATTGCCATGATCAGCTGATAACGAGGTGGGACGTTGAAGGCACCGTGACGGTGACGCCACTGTTGATGACCAGCGGGCCAACGGCGTGAGCACCACTGTTTGCACTGATGCTATATGAGGTCGTGACAGTTAAATCATTTTCGTAGAAACAAGCGTCACCGCCTGCGCCTGTTGCCCCTCCGCCAACAGCAACAAACGCTGTGCCGTTGTGTATTTCTGCTGAAGTAGTAGTGCTGTTAAACCGCAGGTCTCCGGCAGTTGGACTGCCTGGCCGTTGCGCCGTTGTGCCGACTGGGATCTGAAGTGCCGACGTGCTGCTAATGACGACATCGCCCGTAAACGTCGGGCCTGCTAGTGGAGCAAGCCCAAAGTTGGCCGTTCCAACGCCGCCAACAGTGCTGACGTTGACGTATCCATCGTTAGCGGCATTCCTGATCTTGAGGGTGTTGTCGCCAGTGTCGATGTACCACTGATAGGCGAACGTCGTGGCAGGGTCGCTTGAGCTGCTGTTATTTGACGCAACAGCAGACAGCGCATTGTTCAGGTCACTCCTGAATGCCGCACCTGTGGCGTTCGCAAGATTGTAGTCGTGTGTTGCCACAACAAATCTGCTTGGTATCGCCTAATTCTACTGCCCCCGGCCATAGCCGTTCGCTGAGTATGTGAAATTGCGATTGACGTTGTTGTCGCTTGCGTCCAACACATCGATGTTGAACCCGGTGCTGCTGACGTTTGAAATGTTGAAGCGTTCGTTGGCCCCTAGGTTCTGCACGGTGATTCCAACGCTTGGCAGGTAAGCATTGACGCCCCCGAGGGCTGACGTACCAGTGAAAAACGGCTTTTCAAACGTCACTGACTTGGTGCTGGTGCCGCTGGCAACTTCCGAATCTGATGACTCTGTGCGTGACTTCAGCTCAATCTTGTAGCCCAGCTCGTCAACAAGGATGTTTTCGTCCACCTTGTCACTGGTCAGCTCTGTCTTGAACTGGAAGCCACGGCCCTTGAATGTGCCGCTGTTAAACGTCGTCCAGTCGCCATAGGTTGGAGATCCGCTGGGATCGTCATTTGTGGTGCGTACATACAGCTCTGCGTTGACGTTGTTCACGTCATCACCATCAATGTCGTCCCAGTCATCAAGTTTTGCGGTGCGGCCATCCATAAGGTCTCTCGGCAAGAACGCCCGCGTGACAAACCGACGTTCCAGCTCAACAGCGTTAAGCGCCAAGCCCATGTCAATTGTGTCTAGGAAGGTGTACGTGCCAAGCGGTTTGATGTCACCAAGAAAATCTATTGAAGCAATGTCATCTATGTCACCCTCGTCGTCTATCAACTGAGAGCCGTCAAGCGTCAAGGCATCAAACTCGCTGCTGTAAAAAGTATCTACGTGCGTGCCTTGGAATGGCAGTGGCGTTTGCTGATCTTCCCGATGGTTTTTGACAACTAAATCACCAAACGCATCGGGCTGATCCACGATCACGCTGGCGTCATCAGGGCTAAATCTGCCGCCGTCATCTTTGAACTTGACAATGTATTCACCCTCAAGCAGAGAAACATTTGCTTCAGTTGAGTTACCTGCAATCGCAGTAATCAAGTCAACGCTGTTGCTGAATGTTGCTGAACCGTCAGTCTTGCTGCTGTGGCGGATATGGACCTTACCGCCAATCTTCACGTCAGCGTCAACAGTTTCGTCCCACTTAAGCCGCGCTGAGTTAGTTGAGATTGCTTCAAGGGTGAGATTCTGCACATTGCCTGGCAGTGCAGTCTTGCCCGCAAGTTCAAACTTGTTCGTGACAATAGTGCTCTGACGGCCAATGTAGTTGTACGCAATGATTTGAACTTCAAGCGTTCCAACCTTCAACCCCTTGATTTGTGGAGACGTTGAAGCGGTAACGATTTCCTCAAAATTATTGTCATCAAGTCGATACTTGATGCGATATTCAGAGACTCTTCGGCGGTCTCCTGACCAGCTCAAATCAACACCAGTTCTAACAATCCCATCATCTTCATATAAAAACTCTGTGACAGATACATCAGAAACAGGGTCCGGGGTGGACGACAAATTGGTTATGTCGCGTTGCGTTAGGTTGAGGTCTTCCTCAACAGCGTCATAAATAGTTTCGTTGTACCTGATCGCAGTAACAGCAAAAACACCGTCATCGCCTTCAGCGACGGAAACAACACGGAACTGTTGTGATTGAATATCTGTGGTTTGAATCAACCAATTTGAGTTCGCGGCTGGAGCTTGGCTGAAACTGCCAGAGATAGTGACAACTGCAGAATCAATAGAATCAACGTCCTTTGTTTCTACAAGGCCAGTTGGCAGAACCACAGAGATTGTTGGCGACTGATCCGTATCTACCGAAAAGTCAGTGGTGCTATCGATTGTCACTGCAGTCGTTGTCGAAGACTTCACACGCCCCACCCGCCGTGTACCGCCGCGAACAGGGTCAGCAACGTCAATGACCATCCCAGGGCGTACAACAATGCCTGAATCAATTCCAATCGAGAACGTGCAAGTCTCCGTCAGGTTTTGTTCGCTCAGAAGTGTCCACTTGCCCAGCCTGTTTGCCTGGCCTTGCGAATAGCAGCCGACAGCTTTAATGTCTTTATTGATGACACCGTACTTGCTGACTGCATCATCATCTTCAACGTACTCAAAAGAAACTTCCCCTAAATCGTCATAGTTTTGGTACGCAACGGTCGCGCATGTATGTCGTGACTTTTGCGATGACCCTGAATAGGTGAACAGGCCGTCAACAACATTTGAAGGCCCAATCAAATACTGCGGGTCAGCTGGTTTGTCCTGCGAAAGAACAAGCGATCCAGCGCCGTAATAAGAGATGCCCCGGAAGATGCTCGTCATCTCAGAGATAACATTGAACACCTCATCACGGCTGTTTAGCAGCATGTTGCAGGCGAAGCGCACTTCTTGCCCGCTCCTGCCGTCCGAAACCAGCTCATTGCAATACTGCGATATTGAGAAAAAGTCGTAGCGATCCAGTGAAGCCTCAGGCACGGAACACCCGTACCTTGTGTCTGTCAAAAGATCAAACAGGCACCACGCTGGATCGTTTGTCCAAGTTGCTGCAGAAAACGTCCCGTCCCACACGCCCGAATATGTAA